AAGCAGCTTCTTGTGCTGCTAGTTCAGCCTCTTGTGCCCTAGCTTGCTGAGATGCACGAAAAGCAGCCAAGACATTCTGTGCTTCCTCAGGCGTCCTTAGGCCCCCCAAGACCCCTTGAAGTGCCCCTATGTCCTGAGCACCAAGAGCCTCCTGAATAGCCCCCATCTGCCTCTGTTGTGCTTGTCGTTGTGCCTGGGCACCACCCATAAGCATCCCAATAGGCTCAGCAAGACCAGTAAAGCCAAACTGAGGGTTCATCAAACCTTGGATAACTGCATCACTAATTCTTGCCATGATTATTTACTTCCCTGCTGCCTGTATCGAACCACCAGAACCACCACCACCACCCAACAATCGAGCCAACCAATTAGCCCCTGCTCCAAGAATGTTCTGCAAATCACTTCCATCTTCCTGAGCAAACATTCCTTGAGTAGTACCCTGAAGCAAAGCAGTGCCTAGCTGACCAGCAAGGTTAGCCTGTGCAATACGGCCAGCCAGCAAGGAACTCAAGCCGCTCATCTCGGCTTCACCAAAGAGACCCGCCCCTGCTTGCTGTGCTGCTTGAGCAAGGCCAGCACCACCAAGTCCTTGTGCATAAGCAGACAACTGGGCATCAAGAGGAGCATAACCCATCGTTTGATACAGTCTACCAAGCTCAGCTTGCTGAGACTGCTCACGCATAGCTTGCTCAATAGCGGTTACAGAAGCTTGATTACGTGCCTCAGCTTGTGCCTTGGCAAGAGCAAAAGACTCAGGGGAGCCACCATACTGTGCCGTCTGAAGCCCAAGGCGTCCTTGAGCAGCCAGGCGTTGTTCAAGGTCAAGACGTGCCCTTTCTTCCTCAGGCATCTGAACGGCACGAAGGGCGTCATAAACCTGCTGCTGCCGTTGAGCTAGAGGAGCAGTAGCTTGCCCATAAAACCCCTGAGCACCACCCATTAGCTGATCTTGCAAAGCTTGCTGCTGGGGGCTTAGGGTGGACGTATAGCCGCCCTCAGGAGTCGCCTGAAGGCTTCCAACGCCTGTAGTGACTGTAAAGGGTCTAAACTGAGTTTGCTGAAGAAGCTGCTGGGCTAGAGGCCTTGATCGTTCATAAGCAGTTTGACCTGCTTGACCAAGATCCTCATAAGCTTCTTTAGCTAAAAGACCACCGCTAAGAAGCCCGCCTGCTTGAAGAGCGCCGCCAAAAAGTTGAGACCAATCAATAGCCATAATTATATAATCCTCTATTAAACCGTTTTACCAAGCAGGGTAAGTATATTAAATTCCTGCAAGGAAAAGTAATCAGCCACTGTTGCTTCAAAACCAACTATTATACTTGTTCCATTGCCTGAAGCATTTATATTAGGTGTGATATAATTAATACCTGAAGTGTATTTATCTATACCATATTGAGCTACACCATAAAACGCATTAGCGCCATAGTCTGAAAGAGATAGATTAAACGACCTAGTTGATCCATCAAAGTCATAACCCCACTTAAAGGAAATTGAAGTAGTTCCTGTTCCTACAACAGTCGGTTTAATCTTTTTAAGAATCTTGATTTTTGAAGGAGCACCAAAAGTTAGGTTAGGGCTAAAGTACTTAACAACTATTGATGATGTGTTGTCCAAGTACCCTTCGTATTTACCAATGCCGCCAGAAGTTCCAATGTACACATCACCGTTGGTTAGTCGTTCAAAAGATTTAAGCTTATCAATAGGCCATCGAGTAACACGATATGCCCCATTTTCCAAAGTACCCCTAAGGTCAAAACAAAACACAGAGGTGCTTGTGGGAAAATAAATCAGATAAAAAGAATTCTCTGGGCTGTACAAAGACCTGATATTACCAGTTTCACTTTGGATAATAGAAATAAGCTCAGTCTTGATATTTTTGGAAAGGTCATTCATTGGAAGTGACTTTTCCTGAATAGTTCTTCCAAAAGCCCTAAGGCCAGAAGAACTCATAAACAACACATCAGTGCCAATGTACTGAACTGTGTCCCTAGAAATACACCCAACACCGGATACAGTGTCAACAAGCTGCATAGTGGCAGGAGCATCAGCCCCTTGGTACACAAGGATGCTGTGCTTGCCAAAGATGATTAGAAGGTTGTTGTGTGCTGCCAGAGCCACAACTTCATCATAACCATCAGGCCACACTTGGGTTAGATCAATAGAACCTGAGGTGCCGCCAGACCAAGCAGCACCAATCAAAAGATCAGACCAATAAACAGTAGATTTATTAGAAGCGGTATCAGCTACCCAAAGGCGTCCATAAGCTGCCAGAACTTCATTACCTTGAGGGGCTGTGCCTGAGTAAGAGGGGTGTAGAGAGATTTTAGTAACAGCCCCTAGCGTGTTACTATACACAAGGGGCTCATATCCCCTTTGGAAGAAGTAAGCGTGGTTATTAAAGTTAACCATCTTCCAGTTGTCTGCAGTAATCGTATAAGAAGCAGGAGTGGCGTTAGTAAGGGTAGTTGTGCCACTCAGGATCTTATTGTTGCCTGTAGAAAAGATAACCTGATTGCCTGAAGAATCCCTAAATTGGTGGATACTTTGAATATAGCTTGAACCAAGTTGAGTAGCATTGGTGGTAACAAGCTTGTATCCCTTACGTGCTGCAAGACGACCCAGTTTGTCTATGATGCAATTATCTGCAGTAGTTGCATAAGCAGCATCCATAGACAAAACAGAATCTTCTGTGTTAAGCCCCATAAAGCCAGGGGCTATGATGTTTACAGTTTGTAATTCTTGAGACATTAGACAGTCCTGTAAATCATTTCTTCAGGGTGCTTTTCAGCATCAAGAGCAATTGCATCAGAAAGGTATTTATCAGCAAGCGCAAAGTATTCGGCTGTGTTAGTACCGCCAGTTTCTCCACGCTCCCTAACAGCAAAAGCAACAGCCGTATGCATTACAGGGATCCAAGGAACTTTAATAACGTCTGTGTTGCCAGACAGCAAAGCTTGCCTAAAGACACCTTTGAAGCTGAGGGTGTAAGTTGCATCAGGGGTAGGATAAAGAATAACTTTCATGTCCCCATTAGAATCTGTGGTGGTGTAACTAAAGTAAATTGGTTTACCCTGAAGGGGTGTGTCTACATTGTTTTGAACATCAATCCATTCTTTAGATTGATAAATGATGTTGTTCTTGTTAGTGGTGTCAAGAAAATAAAGAAACTTAAAGTCTTCTCCAGAACCAGTAAGGGTGTATTCGTTAGTCCCTGCAACGGTTGTGACAGTCTTAGAGTCCCTAAGAGCACTCCAATCCCAAGAGTGTTCAACAATGTTTTTAGCATCGTTTACAAGATCGCCGATCAAGGTGGAATAGGTAGTTGAAGTTACTGAAGCAACAGAATCCTCTCTCAACCTACGAAGCACATTATTTACCAGAGTTACATAATTCATTTATAAATTAACCTCTAAGGAGAATTGAAAGAGGATCTTGACCCCTTGGCTGTATTACTGGAACTACAGGGGCTCTGGGGTTGAATCTGATGCCAGCAAATTGGTAAGGAACATATTCTTCAAACATACTTCTTTGACCGGAGCCCCTAATACCTATATTTGGAATATCAGTATTAGGAAGATTAACATTAGGCAGATTAACATTAGGAAGATTAACATCAGGCAAATTAACATTAGGCGTATTAATGTTAAATTCAGGAATTGGTCCGGTAGTCGCAAAAGGATTTATGTTTGGAATATTAAACATAGACCCAGGGCTTGATGGAGTAACCGCTGACACAACATCTTGAATAGCTTGTTCTGTAGCGTCGTATCCTTTGCTTACCACTCTTTCAACTTGTTCAGCTACAGGTTGAACTACACCCTCTACTGCTCTTTGACCCTTTTGAACAACAGACTCTGCTGCTTCATAAGCATCTTTAAGAAACTGAGGAGCAGCTACGTTAGGTATAGGTAGATTAATGTTAGGTAGGTTAATATTAGGTAAGTTTACCGTAGGAAGATTAATGTCACTAAGAATATTAAAAGCAAGTCCTTGATCCAGACCACCTACACCTGAAGCAAGAACATCAGATACTTGTACTTTACGAACAGCATCCTGAAGCCCTTGAGGAAGAACACCAAGAAGCCCTGTTTGCTCTAGGGTTCCAAGGTCCATGTTTTCAATCAAACTAGCTAAGGCGTCCCCAAAGCCATCTTTTGATTTATAACCAAGCTTGGCAAGATCTGCCAAACTTACGTTCTCAACAGCCTGAGAAATAACCCCCTGACCTACATCAAGACCAAGATCCCCTAGTGTTTTGCTAAGCATCCCACCAGGGCTTCCTGCATAGGCAAGCCCACCAGAAACTAGGGCGTCTTTAACGCTTCCACCTTGTGCAAGAGTTGAAGCCCCCCTGGCCAAAGCGTTTGCTGTTGCCGGATTAAGACCAAGAGCTTGTAGCCCCTGTGATCCAGCGCCTGTAATGCCAGCAACAGCACCAGCAGTAAGTGCATCACTCCAGTCAGCACCAGCAGCCCTAGTGGTTGCTGTAGAGGCAAGAGCAGCCCCTAAGGGGCCACCGAAATAAGAACCTACTGCAGTAAGCGCCCCTTGTACAAAAGGATTGGATAGTACCTGTTGTGTTTCACTAGGGTCATTCTCAGGGTTCCAGTAACCACCAATGGCCGGGCCATATTCTTGAAGATCCTGATACGGGTTGTCTGAATACTTCTTCCTCTTGGTGCC